AAAGAAATAGAAATTGCTTTGTTACTACACAGAGAAGCAATAATTAATTTTAATAATTGGATAGATAAATTTAAAAGTCCTTTTTTTAAATTTAAAGTATTACGGAGAAGGTATATAAATATGTTAGTAAGAAAAGCTATTGAAATTTTTGTTCCGTATGATGAACAAAACATAAATGCAATACCACAATCTATGTATGAATTTGAAAATGATATTGGTAATTTTGATAGTGGGGAAACTTCAAATGAAGAATTAAAAAAGTTAATTTATGAATTTGAAATTAAAGGAATTGAACCAACTCCTGAAAACATTAAACATCATTTAATTCAGCGACGGGATTGGAAAAGAATGAAAACAGATATAGAATATCTTATCAATAGGATTGAACAACATTACGTTTACATATTTAAAAAGTATCATACTGAACCCACTTTGTTTATTTGTGATGAACAGATTAATTTTTTTCTTGGTAGACATTTGTATGCTATTAGAAATAATTATATGTCAATAGATAATGTTGGTTTTTTACAAACAGTAAAAGGAATACCTGTTGAAATAATTAGATCAAATGAAAAACATCCACCATTCCAATGGTGTTTAACATAATAAAAAGTATGAAAGGAGGTGAAAAACTTATGGCAAAAAAGGAAAAATCCGTGTTGGCTCTTATTGAAAAGATTAAAGTTTCTTTGGAAGTAGCAAAAGAAGAAGCCCAGAATCTTGAAGAGAAAGAAGTAAAAGCAGCAGCGTTACGTGTTCGTAAATCATTAAAGGAAGTTAAAGATTTTGCGCAAGCCGGACGCAAACTGGCGATTGAAATCAAAAAGGGTTTCAAAGTAGTAAAAAAGACTAAAGTCAAAGTAGTGAAGAAGAAAAAGAAATAAATAAGAAATTCTCCCACATCTGTGTTATACGTACTTTGCAGATGTGGGAGAATTAAGGAATACTAAATGGATAAACAATTAATTACTAAAGTACGAAAAAAGATATTAGAACTTCATTCAGTACAGGGAAAAGAAAATAGGGATGAAATTCGAAATAATATTTACCTTGAAATGAAACCTTTTATGCAGAAAACAGTTACAAGCGTTTTGCATAGAAAAGGTATTTACATTTCAGATGAGGAAATACTTTCAATAGCTTGGGATTGCTTTGAATACTGTATGTCTAATTATAGACATAAGAAAAAAATACCTATACCAGTTCATTTCTATAAGTATTCATTTTTTTACATCACAAATGAACTTAAGAAAGAAAGGCAGATAAATAAAAAACATGAAATAATTTCATTTGAAGATTTATCCACAGCAGAGATTGGTTTTGATGATGATACATATGAAGAATTGGAAGAACTTAAATCTTTTAGAAGTACATTACCAACTAATTACGTAACTGTTTTTGATGATGCCTTTATGTCCTTATCTCCACACAATAAAGACAAAATAAATAGGATGGCAGAAACATCATTAACTAACGTCCGGTATCAAGAAAGTAAAAAGATATTTAAAATAATAATCCGTTTCTTAATTACAAGATAGGAAGGAGGAAGTATGCTATTTAAAATAGCTGATTACATTGTATCTCATTTTGGAATGATATTTGATATTATATTTATTGCTATTCCTTGGTTTATAGGTGTATTTATATTACTATGCCTTAGTTGGTATATATTTATGCATTGGCTGTGGGGTGAAATACTAAATCAAAAAAGAATAACTGGTGAAGACTACCATTTGAAATTGGGGTGTGTGAATATTGATGAATGGATAAATTCATACCACCATATAGTATCAAACAGGAGAAAAGATGGGACAACATCTTTTTATGTTGATAGTATTAATGTAAATAGAATATTTACAGAAATAGATATGTTGAGTGATTACTTATTTCAAGAATGTAAAGACTTTAAAAGGGGAGAAAAAATATGAAAAAAGCTGTATTGAGTATTGAACAAGTTATGAAAGCGAAGTATGCAATTGATCAGATCCTACAATTTCCGGGAATACCTAATAAGAAAGTACATTGGCTTAATAGGAACAGAGAGCATTTACTTCCTTATGTTAAAAAATGGATTAAAAAACTTAGTGAAGAAATTCAACCAAAGTATACAGTTGAATTAGCACCTGATCCTATTATTCCATGGGATAATTATCAACCTTTTAAGAAAGAACTTTTAGCAGGTATGAAAGAAGAAAGTAGAAAAAATCCTGATGAAAAAGTTCTTGTAATAAGTGAAGGATGCTTTTTTGGACTACTTAAAAAATATGAATATACCCCTAAAGTGGGTAAGGGTATTCCAAAAGAAAAAATGGAAGAATACAATAATGAAGCAAAAGAATCAGCTTTGAAAGAAGATATAGAATTTGAATATTATGAAATTGTTAAAAGTAAAGAAATAATAAATGTACTGCAACAGCTACCAGGTGAGATGCAACTGGCATTAGAATTTATGTTTGAAGAACCTTCACCCATACATCTTGTGAATGATGGCATAGAAATTTAAAAAAAGAGGATAGAAAATAAAAGGTGGCAGGTAAAAAGGAAAAATCAAAAACCCTGCCACCCCCAAATAAGAAGCAAACTACTCTTCATAAATGGTCAACTTGAGATACGTCTAAACCTTCTATTTTCTCTAGAAAGAACTACAGGTTGAAATCTTTTCTTTGTAATTATTTTTGGTAATGGTCTTCTAACATTTAAGTTGTTCAGTGTAGTAATTGAATTACTCCTATACCCTTCAAAAAAACTTATGTAAGTATTGAAATCATTTGTATTTACCCAACTCTTTAAAATATTTCTTCCATTATCTAACGCACCTGTCCCTTTATGACCAGAACCTATTCCTTCTCTTCCAGGTAACCCTTTCATTCCTACATATAATGGTTGGGAATTGTCATCAAAAATAATAGCATTCCATTTATTTGAAATATTTTCTTTTATTTCAACAGGTAGTGGTTGCATTGTTTTTCCTGGAAAAATAATATCCCAAATTTTAATATCCAAAAAAGAATCATTTACAGACATTTTATTCAGTACATTAATTACATTGGAAAGAAATTCTTTTGTAAAAGATGTTTCAGCTAGAGAAGCATGAAACATATTACCGTGTTCATAGTATGTATTATTAAATAAATGATAATACCTATTCCTCCCAATACCAACAATTGCATAATTATTAAGTAAGGTTGAAATTGTTTTAATATACGCAGGAGAGTAGTATTCATCATCTTCCATAATTATTACTTTATCACCAGTAATGTATTTTACCGCTTCTTTAAAATTTATAATCATGGTATGTTTTGGATCAGATTGTTTTGGTTCTCTCCTAATGTATGTAACATAATTACAATCTGGAATCAATAAAGGAACTTTACCATCATCAACAACTATCCATTGCTCTGGTTTAACTTGCTGTTGAACCATCCACTTTTTACAAAGTTCAAAGACTTCCGGTCTATCTCCTGTACACGTTATAACTGTTATACCATTCTTTTCACAAGTAATGTCAGGAACTCCTCTATCAACAACTTGAATGACAGGATCCCAAGTACCTTCAATTTCTGCTAATCCCTTTTGTGTTCTATCTTTTCTAGTCCCTGCTGTATCATGCTTGATAAATTCACGTGGTTCCCCTTCCCATACCCAACCTTTACCAGAAGAATGACCTAATCCTTCAAATTCTTTTATTACACGACAGCTTATACCTTTACTGTAAATATCAAGCATTGTATTAACTGCAGGAGCACCATGATGACAAAATGGTTGATATTTATAATATTCTTTTAATTGAATCAAACAGAAATAAGGATGAAGATAACGCATCCAATTCTGATTTAAATGTTGTGGCTTACATCCCCATTCATGCCCATCAAATGCCGTCTTTTCAATGTAACCAACACCATATGTATCATCATCAACCATATCAAGCATTTGTTGAACAGGTGATTTAAGCATTTCAATATCTGAATCAAACACAAGAACAAAAGGGGTAGTTACAAACTGCAATCCATAAACAACACCTCTCCCATGACCTATATTGTCTTCAGAATGAAATACTCTTGTGTAATCATCAACTAATGTTGAAACATACTTGTAACAATCATCATCAATATTTGAACAGTCAATAATAATTATATCCATGAATGGATGAGACTTTCTTATTGAAGAATATGCTCTTTCCATTAAATCCTTTGTATTATGACAAACAACAATTCCTGTTACTACATCGTCTACTTTCATTTTATTTTCCTTTTTGAGTTATTTTAAAAAACCTACGCACGTCAATATTCATAGCGTCTTCCCAATCTTCTGCGTAAAATTTTCTCATTCTTTCAGCATCAATTGACTGTGTAGCATATTCTTCTTCTTCCAATCCGTATCCCAACCCACCTAAATTAAAAGTTATACCGTTTCTAAAAGATGATTCAGGGTATTTTTTATCTGGAATAATTACTACAGGACATCCACATAACCTTGCAGACTCTACTATGGCTGAAATATTATCGTAACAATATAATATTTTTGTTTGATTTAATACTTCACATAATACATCTTGCCCTTGTTTAATATAAGGTTCTATTCTTTCAATATCTTTTAATTTTTCAATATCTGGTTGGCTACCTTTTCCTCTAAAACAAAATACTTTTGTACGTTCTTTTTTCATATCATATGATTTATGTAGCGTCATAAAATGAAGGCTAAGTATTCTTTCTTTTGGAAGATTAACAGAATGTTCAAATCCCTTATGGACAAAAAGTATATCATTAAGTGATGGATTAAAAGGGATATTAAAAAATCCAGGAGCATTTAAAATATAATGAACAACTATTCCACATCCAAAAGGATTACTACCGCCAACAACTTCTGGGTAAATTGCTATTACATCTTCTTTATTGTCTACAAAAGAATTAATTAAAGGGAATCGTCCAAAGTTTGGATTTTGATCATCAGAAGAAAGGTAAACTTGTGCTCCTAATCTTCGCAATCGCTCAGCAAGAACATTTAATACAGCCGTTCCACCAGACATATCAGACCAATTACCCATCCAAATAAAATAAGGTTTAAGTTTCATTCCCACTCCTTTTCTAACCAATCAAGAGTAACTTCTCCAAGAAATGACTTTGTCCAACCACTCATGCTTCTAACTTTTTCACGTTCAAGCTTTATACTTTGCACCCACCCAGACTGATACTGTGCATATGGCGTTTTTACAGAATTACTTATTCCTTCAAGTGGGCATCCACAAAGTATAATTTTGTTGTAACCATATATTTGTGCAGCATACACACCAAGTAATGAAGAAGAACCTGATTTTTCAATTTTGTTAATAGCCTTTGGAATAACTAAATCAACTACATTTGATTCTGGTTGCTCATTACAAATTAATTTGTAATCTGTATTTAATTTTAAGTTATGCCTTTTTTCCTTAATATAAGGAATATCAATAGCATGATATGTTGCCACATATTTTATATTGTCATGTATTTTATCAACAGCATCAAGTCCTATGCACATATAATCAAAATTCTTTTCAAGAAAAATTAGCATATTACGTGCTGAAACAATTTCATTTTCAACATTAGGTGCTGCACCAATTATGATAAGATATTTATTCATTATCTTAATTCCCACCAAGCAAAAAGTGTAGGAGCAGATCCTGAACTAGGTTGTGCAACAAATTTATAAGTTGCTCCTGCTGGAACAATTAAATCTGCCACTGCTTGAAAACCAGCATTTGGAGTATATACTGTCAAAGGAGGTAACGATACATCGTTTATGTATGTATAAATAGAAAAGGATCCAATATTTTGTGAAGCAACTGAAATTTTTACAGCAATTGGTTTATTTGAATTGTTCACAAAATCTGCCCCTAATGCTCGTGCGGATGTTACACTAGTCCAAACTTGACCAATTCCTACACCAATTTGCCCTGCAGCAATTAAAGCATTAACTTGAGCAACGCTTAAGTTATCTCCACCTAATCCTTTAATAGCATTTGCAATAGCAGTATTCATTTGTGAAGTAGTGGAATAACTTCCAAGTGCTGATGCTATTGCTGCCATCATTTGTGCAGTAGTTGAATATATTGACATATCTGCTTGTGTCATAATATTAGAAAGTTGTGTAATCAAAGTTGATATGGAAGAATCATCCATATCATATCCCTTATTACACATCATCTGCCCAATACCGGCAACCATTGTACTTACTTGATAAAATAATTTATTATGTAGGTTAGAAGATGCCTTACCTTTTAGTAATCCACCAATTCGGGTAAGATTATTTGAATAATCAAATGTTCCCATTATGTTATTTAAATCTTCATCAAATTGAAAAAAATTATTTACTGGTGCCATAATACTTCTCCTTATATTAATATTGTATTAAATTGAACTATCCCAATAACCTTCATCATACCCTTCAAAGTATGGAGATTCTCCATCATCATAATCATAAGCAAATAATGGTGTAATTACAGGTGCTGTTCCATAATTGTAAGCAACTCCTTCTGGCCGTGGAAGCAACATATCATTTTGTGCCATATCTAAAATGATTTGACTAATCTCACCAGTGATTGTTACCGTAGCTGTCATATCTTTGTTATCAATAATCGTTAAAGTTGCTCCTGTAAAAATAGCATTCCATGCTTTATATATTGAATGTAATGACCCATCCCAATAATTAGTCATTGTCCTTAATTTTAAAATCTGTCTGTAGGTGGCATCATCAAGTGTAGGACTTGAACCATCAGTAGGATTAAAAGGCAGTGTCCTATTTTGCCCTAAGTAAATTCCTAATATGTCTAACTGAGTACCAACAGCATTATCTAAATCAAATGCTGCTGGCATACTTGCTAGACAATTATTTGCATCAATTAATATTTGTAAATTGACAGAAAGCCAACTTAAAAATTTTGTAGACTTCTGATACTGACTAGGTATCATTTGTAAATATTCAGCAATTGTTTTCATAATATAACCCTTTTAATCAATCATTTACAATAATATACGCAGGAGAAGTTCCTAATATTCCTTGTGTAACTTCATTAAAATTAATTCCTATATCTTGTGTATTTAGTGTTTCAGGTGTTACACCTATTAGTATTGATGTTACTGAAAATGTAGGTGATTTAATGTTTGCCATCTGACTCATTACTACAGAATACAATGCTGAAAGTGTTAATCCTTGTCCAATTTGCAAACTATTTAAGTAAGTATTAACTGCTGCCACTATTGCTGATTGTATTGAACTCACATATCCTGCTAATGGCGTAATATTTACAGTAACATAAATTGGGATATATTCAGGCCGCATAAAATTAATAATCATTGTGTTTCCTGTATCTGGATCTGTAACCTCAACTTCAACATTGTATCCAGAACCACTATTTCCACCATAAGTGTCACAACCAATTCCTCTATTTAAAAATATGGCATCAGCAACATCATCATCTGCACCACCTTCTACAATCGCTGTTATTGAATGCGGTGGGCAATAATCCTCATCAACTTCTGATGTATTATTTTCATGAACAGAATATCTTGTTACACCTTCTACAGCAGCTATTCCTGCTTCAGTTCCTGATAACATAGTGTGTGATGCTAATTGTGTACTTAATGATTGTCGTGCTCGTAATTCTTCATCATCCTCAACTGGTTGCCCAACTGATGCAGCATTAGCATTTGTTACACCACTCCAACCATATTGAGGTGTTGCAATAATTGTGAGTGTATTTGGAAGAGCAGTAATTGCACCACCAGTTTGACAAGTTGCTGTTACAGTAATAGTTCCACCACTTCCTATGATTGTAATTTGGGGCAATGACCAATAGTTTCCACTACTATCTTGTACAAGTCCATTTTTAATTATTGCAAAAGGTGTTCCAGTTAGTGTAACATCACAAATAGAATTTGAAGATACTTTTCTTGTTATGCCATTGACTTGAACAAGAGAATCAAGAGCAACACCTAAAGCATTTAAGGGACTTCTATTATTATACTCATATTGTAATCCAAGCATAACATCATTGTAGGCATAACTTAAAATTGAAATCCATTCATAATCTGCAGCATCATTTTCAAGATAAATATCTTGTCCATAAATATTTTGAAAATTACTTATCAAGTATTGTAAAATATCTGCGTATAATGGAACATGTAGCCCTGCAGAATCAATCACGGGTGGTGTGTAACTCATTATGAACCTCCATTTGTTATTTTAATTTCACCATAAATGCTTTGAGCACTACCAGTGTATGTATATTTTCTTGTTGTAGAATTATACACTACTGAAACATTATTCATACTAACAACCAATGCTGTATTACCAAATTTTGTTCCAAGTATTCTAGAAGTTATTATTGAAGAACGATTATTATTTCCAGTTCCACCATATGTTAAAAGCTGCGACCAAACAGGTAATCCATCTTTAACATCTTCCCACCATTCACCTTCAAATAATTTAAGACGAGTAAGAATGGCTTGAGCAACAGCATCTTTATCTGTTACAAAACTATTGCCATCTTGACCATAAATAGGGTCACCATTTGCATCCAATTTTCTATACTTCATATAGCCTCCGTAACAGTAGTTGCACAATCTTCAAGTACTAACAGGACAGAAGGTGGTTCAGTTACTGCTTGAACACCAGCATCATCATAAGAATGCGTGTGTAAATTTATTAAGGCAATAATTCGTTCATCAATCAATTTCCTAAGACCTGAAGTATCTCCAAGTTTAATTGCCTCTGATTTAATAGTAACAACACCATCTTGAATTGTAACAACTGTTTCATTTTCAACTATGTTTATTTCATCATCAGAAACTTGAACTTTAGTAACACCATCTAATGTACGTATTTCTAAACTATCTGTTGCATAATTTTCAATTAATTTTTTTTGACTCCAACAACCAAGAATAGCAAAACCATCTGAAAGATCATGTCGTCTTATTGAAAGCGGTTCCTGTGCACCATTATTATTTACATTTTGTGTTTCTTCACCAAGCTTCCACCATGAATCAATGCAAGTATCAGCAAAAATTACAAGGCATTCATCCCCTACTTGTGGAGGAACTGTTATAACAAAGTTTCCTGCCTTTGGAATAACAATAGGAACATCTTGTAACACTGGAATAGGAATAGTTTGTTGCTTATCCACATAAATAATATCTTTAATACATAGTTGAACGGTAACTGTTTGTTCATCAACATCAAATGATTGAATGATTCCCGGAGCAGCAACTCTTAAATCAAAATCATACTGCTCTATTACCATACGTAGTATTTCATCCAGTTGCGAAAACTGATCAATTAATCTAAGTGGTGCTTGCAGCTTATCCATTTCCAACTCCTTGTGAAGGAGGTGTTTCTGTTATTGGTCTTGCACCAGCCAAATTACAACCTGTAACATACGTATACCAAATATTTCCTATTGTGTCACCAACATGTCGTACACCAATAACTTGAAACATCATTATTTTATAATCAGGAAGTATTTCAAAATTAGGAATAGGACTGTTCATAACATCGGCACGCATTTGACTAAATGAAATATTATCCAATTTAACAACACAATGCGGTCTTTTCAAAATAATATTTGAATTTAATAGCATTGTAAAATCACAACCATATTGAGTTTGTTTTGGTGTTCCAATCAAACCGTTGTCTGGAGATATTGTAATCATACCAGCATAATCAGGTGCTTCTTGTGAATCATCATCAATAATTTGAACAACTGAATTATATGAAAATATTCTGTAATTTGATTCTTTATCTACACCACGCCATCCATATAACTCATTAAAAGCTTCAGCAGGTGATTTATGAAATACTTCCCCTCTATACGTAATTGGTGTATCTGGTGGTGTATAATTATCTGCCATAGGTATTGTCCTAAGACAACGACTAAGTATTTGATTCATCTTTGTTGTTAAATCCATACCACGTTTTAGTGGTGCACCAATTATAAAATTCTTATCTGTAAATAGACGATCACCATCTATACAACGAATTGTTAATTTAAAATCAGTAACATTTTCACGTTCAAACAATGTTTGAAACACATATCCTTGAAAGACACAACCAAAGTTTGGATTACTTTTTTCCATTGCTCCATAACCAGCTTCAACTATTGCTATTGCTCCACTATCAATTATTGTTTTTTCAGTTGCAGCATCCATATTGTAAATCACAATTTCACTAAAGTACCAACCTTTCACTCCTGGGTAATTCACATCAAAAGTAATACGTAAATTATCTTGAGCAAGACTACTTTCAAACACAAGACTTTGTATTTGGTTAGTATTTGCTGTTTTTTGATTAGGTGCAAGTCTTATTGTTACTCGTACACTTCTTCCGTATAAATTACTCATTAGGTGTATACCCCCAAAGCATAACAAAATCAGTTCCTAAATTTGTATCATCCGGTTGAGTTTCTTTTATATTACTTATATTAATAATGTAACAACTACCAATATTTAAATAAGAATACTTTCTTAACAGATTTATTGTTGGTGCCACCCCAGCAAGTAATGGTATACTATCTACTAAACAATTTCCTGATGTATCAGAAATAGTCATCTCCCAATACAACGCTACTTTATTCCATTTTAAAAATATATTTAAATTTTTATTTGTTGAACTACTTAAAGCAGCAGTTATTCTAAATGATTGATTAGGTAATGGCTGTAATGGAACGTATTGATAAATACCAGATGGTGAAAGATTACCTTGTTGTGCTTCAACACGTAACATCATTACATTTTCAAAAGTTTCTGCAGGACTATCATTTGTTGCATAAAATGCTTTTATAAAAGTAACGCCAACAGCAAGTGCAGAAATCAATCCATTACTATCAATAGTAGCAACAGAAGTATCTGAAGAAGACCATTCAATTTCCGAATTTGGTATTAATCCATTTGTTTGTGGGCTATCATTATTGTATCTAACAATATAGGCTCTTTGGGAAGAACCAACTAACATTGGAGAACTTATTGTCAGATCAGTTGATATCACACTGGGAGGAATATATCCCGGAGAATTACCACCATCCCACAAACCACCAATATCAACTGTTCCTTCAGATGGTTGTACTATTACTAAATATGTATTTGTTTGACCGTTAGGAAACGTAATAAGTATTTTAGCAATTCCACCACTTAAACCTGTAACAAGACCAACAGCATTAACTGATGCAACTATTAAACTGGTTGTCACAGGATTTATATCAAAAGTATTTGGAGAACCAAATACTGGAATAAATACATACGCATCTATTTCAGAGTAAGAACATTCATCTGTAATATCCAAAGTTGAATTATCTGAATATGTTCCAATAACAGAAAATTGAACAGTACCATCAACACCAATTGATGGACTCACAGGCGATACCTGAACATTTGTTAAAACAACAGTTGAAACAATTACAGATTCACTGTACCAAACTGTGTTGTTATTATCTACAACAAAACCACGCACAACATAACTTTTATTTTCATCTGCTGAACAAGCTAATGCATACGGATCACTACCAAAAATACCATCTTGATATTGCACATTATCATTTATTGTAGGAACTGGTTGTGGGGAAGAGTTTTCTACCCAACAAAAACCTCTCCTTGTTAGTGAAGTAACTACCCCTGTAACAGAACCAACTTTCATAATAAAAGAAGTAGGATTTTCTGAAATTACAGAAACATTAGATAAAATAATTTCTGTATTTCCAAAAATAATATTTGTATTTCCACCACCATCTACATTACCATCTGAAAGTAAAGCAGTCATTATTTGCCCATTAACTGTAATATTAGCAAATGTTGTTTTTGAAACAGGACTAACAATATCTACTGTAGGATCTAAATTAATAACACATTTATTTCCAGAACTACCTGAAATAGAATTATTTACTCCTGTAGAATCTGAATCATCTAATTCAAATGTACCATTTGCACCAATATTAATAGTCGTTCCAACAGCACTTATAGAAGCTTTTCCATAAAAACCAAGCCAAGGAGTATTACCATTCATTGTTATTAAATTAATAGTTGATCCATCCAAAACAACTGTATCATTCCCATTTCCTTCAAGATCAGATGTAGTTAAAGTATATCCATTTGTATTTAAATTTAATCCACCAGCATTATTTGCATACAATGCCACTATTGTCAAATCATCTAATAATGATAATGAACCACTACCAGCAATTTGAATATTATTCAAAGATGTGTTTCCATTAGACTTAAGACTACAATTTCCAAATATTGAAATTGATTGTTGAGGAGTAACAAAAGTCATATTTTCAATTAGTATAATATTACTACCATAAATATCTAATTCATTACTGATAGCTATTGAAGGATTGTATAATGCACCAGTAAAATCTAAATTGTAAATGGCACTATCTCTATCCACTGTAACAACTTGCCCAGTTGCTGTAAAAGAATTAGCATCAAAAATTGCATCATGTGTAGAAGTAGGAACAGAAGCACCATTTGTCCCGCCACTCGATAATGACCAATGATTTGTATCACTAAAATTTCCTGTGCCACCCACCCAATATCTACTACCAGGAGGAACAGGCACAAAATTAATACCACTATTCCCACCACCATCCACACAACCATTTGATGTGTATGCATTAAATATTGCACCACCACTAGCTGCACAATCTTTTATTGTTGTGTAACTAAAATCAACTTCACCACTGGGTATGGTTATTGTTAATGAAGAAGTACCAACAGGTTGTAAAGTAGCTTGACTTGTTAGTGATGAATTAAGAACAGATAAAGAATTGACTTGTATAAAAGGAGTACCACCTTCAACACCATAAAAATTAAACGCAGCACTACTGTTTCCAATTGTGTTTAATATAAGACTATTGGCTATTATAGAATATATTGAAGTACCTTTTTGAAT